ATCTCAATGCTGCATATGGAGAAATTGTAAATAAATCAGGAAAATTCAATGCAGGTAGTGCAAAGATGCTCAAGGGATTAATGGACTTTGCTTCCGCTGGTCAGGATTTGAAGACTGGAACAAAAGCAGCTGCCACACTAGTTGCCGAACTACAAAACGTCAAAGGAACTTACGACAGCATAAAATCAGCCGCCAAAGGTCTTGGTCCACAAATGACAAAGGCACTTGAAGCATACGAGAAAGCTGGCGGTGCAAAAAAGGGTAAAGCTGGTCTGGTTGAGGCAATCACCAGTGGCAAGCTCGCTGAACTTGGCGGAGTTGTTGGTCAATTTGATGCAGTCAACAGCACCTTGATTAACCAAGCAAAGGCACTCTTTACAAACATCAAAAACGAATTTGGTGATTTTGGTCAACAGTTCCTTGAGCCAGTTAAATATGAATTCAAACAAGTTGGAGCAATCATAAAAGCAACGCTTCAACGCTTGAGTGGTGAATTCGGAACATTCGCCAACAGCGGGTTCCTTGAAAATATTTCAGTGGTCGTAGAAAAAATCGCAAACGGAACAGTAAACATAATCAGAAAATATCTACCCGCAGCACAGGGAATGTTTAAGAGGTTTGGGGACTGGTGGGATAAATTCACATCGGGTTGGAAGAGGATGGTTGAGTATCTTCGCCCGTTACAAGATGGTGCCAGAGTAATTGAGGACATGCTCAAAAATGTCATGATTCCAATCTGGGATGAACTCAAGGGAAAATTTGGAGCCTTCAACCGGAACCTTCAAAAATATCGTCAAGACTTTGAAAACTTTGGCACAGCAGTCGGAAATCTTGTTGTCAAAGTAATGCAATACGGGAGCGAAGTACAGCAGATTTTCTTTGAGTCTCTTCCGTTTATCAACAAAGTAATTGATGGCGTAACAACACTTATTGAGCACTTCACCAGTTTCTTGGGTGGATTCAAAAAAGTAACTGGTGTGGTTGAAAAGTTCCTAGGTGGAAAAGGCTTTGGAAACTTCATGCTTCTCGCTGGTTTGATTACCTACGGCAAGAAGATGAAAGGTGCCGCTGGCGGTTTTGTTTCTGGAACCAGCATGAGTGGAATCCGTGAAGCAGCCAATATGAAAATTACTGCTGGTGTTGTTAACATCAATGGTAAACCAGTTGCGTCATACGGAAGACCTGGCGTAGCCGGACACACAACTGCCACAACAGCAACTGGTGGAACAGTAACTCGTGGAATGACCCCTACAAGTGGTGGCGGTCCATATCCTGGTGTCACCCCAGGAAGACCTGGTGCACCTGGATTTGCATCTGGTGGTGTTCCTGCCGCGATGACATCGGTTGCTGGTGCTGCCAACATGGCATCAACGGCTCTTACAACGCTTGCAGGCGTCGCTAGTGGCGGTTCTAGAGCGTCTGCGGGCGGAGCATTGCGCGGACCAAATGGTGGACATCTCATCCGCAGCGGAAAGTACAAGGGTCAAGAAATTCTGCAACAAAGAGTTGGCAACCAAAATCCAAGATATATCTACGGTGGTCCTGGAACTGGTCCAGTTGACCAAGCGCAACTCAGGGCATCTGGAAAAGAATTCAGGAGCGGTGTTTTTGTTCCCAAAGAATATCGAGTTGACGAAAAAGGTCGCAAGCGTTTCACTGCTCATGGAAGAATTATTAATCGTCGTGAAAGATTCTTCCGTGGAATCGGCGAAGGTCAAAAACTCGGTGCAACTGGATATGTCGGAGACGGTGCGGTTAAAACACGTTTTGATAGAGCATTTGCAAGGGCAAACAATGGCCTTGGTGGACGGCTTGGTAGAGGTGCTGACTGGATGCGCGACAGACAGATTGCGCGCTCTCAATATCTTGGACCAGATGGAACTCCAGGACCTAGACCTGGTAAAGGCCCATGGAAGCTCTCTTCAAACAAACTAAATGGTCCCGGCACAAGTATTTTTGGTAAGCGTGCTGACAAATTCTACAACGGTTCGTTCTATAACAACTGGCTGTCGCCAACTTCAAACATTGGGCAGCACGGTCCAATTGAACCACGCACTGGTGTTGGTCGCGCTATTTCAAACATCAAAACTGGAACAAGAGGAATACGTGCAAGCCGACTCGGTACTGCCGTATTAGGCAACTCCAAGACTGGTCAAAAAGGATTCAACTCTGGCTCAATGGCTGGTGCAATGGGAACAGCAGTTGGTATGCAACTCCTGTCGTCAAAGATGGATGAAAGCGCACAGGGCTCAATGGCTCTCGGCTCTTCAATTGCCATGATGAACCCACTTGCTGGAATGGCAGTTGGATTTGGTGGTGCTGCAATGAATGCACGGACAGGTAAGGGTGGAGCGGTAATGGGTGCTGCTGCCGGTGCTGCAATCGGAACAATGATTGCGCCTGGAATCGGTACCGCAGTAGGAACCGTTGTCGGCGCTATCGCTGGCGGTATCAAAGGTGTATTCAATCGTGTAAAGAAGGAAAAAGAAGACTCCCGTGCAGTGATGGAGGGAGCTTTTAAAACACTCTTGAGGGATAATTTCAAGGTTGCTGGAGTTGCGATTGCGAACCAGCAAGGTGTTGGTGAGTCTGCAATTGCCAAAGTTATGCCACAGTATCTCGCACAAATTGGTGCTATTGGCGACAAGGCTCGTGCAACTCAATCGGGGGGTATGAGTCCAATTGATTTCGTGAAGGATATGTATGCAAATCAGAGGTCGTATGGAATCACCATGGACGAAAAGCAATACGGCGACATGCTCAAGCAACCACAATCAGCCATTGACTATGCGTTAAAAACAGAACAAAATCAAGGTGTTGTCGGCACAGCATTGACCGCAGACTACAAGAAGCGACTTACGGAACTTCAAAAAATTACCGGCATGTCGGAAATGGAAATTGAGAATCTCGCTCGAACCTTGGATGTCAACTTGATGGATTCAACGGTTTCATGGACACAAACTCTCAAAGACCTCGGCCAGACAATGGTCAAGACTGGCGCCGAAATGCGCGGAATGCAGACAGATGTTTTCGTTAGTGGATTAACAAAGTTTGATGATGCCATCAAGACGATGGAAGCACCGAAGATTCTTAACGAAAAGGCTGCGGCATTCAGAGACTTACTTGATGCAGGTGCCGCTGGAGATTCGGATATTGCTTCCTTTTTCAGAGACATTGCAGTTGACTCACAAGCCCTCGCCGGTGGCGGACTCCGTGGAGCACTGAAACTTAAAGAAGTTTATGGTGTTGGCGGAACAGCATATGCACAGCAAGCGGATGGAGCAAAGGGCTATCTATACGGTAAAGAACAACAGGTTCTTGGCTCAACCGGTGGACAGACAATGTTGAACTATACGGATGATGCAATTCTAAAAACCAGCAAAAACCTCGCCGGATTTGTCAACAATCAACTACTCACTGGTACTGGTGAGGGAGAAAATAGATATGCAGTAAATGCCGACTTGTTTGGTGGAGCACTCTCAAGACTTGACCCAAATATCGCAGGAAAGATTGAAGGAGCACTTCTTTCTGGAGACCTATTCGCTGGTGTTGATATGACCAATATTGCACAAGTTGAAGAAAGACTAAAAGCCTACGACCCATCACTTACCGCTGGTGCGATTGGACTTCAATCAATTGCGAGTGACAAGGATATGGCTTCAAGTCTCGGCGAGATTGCAAATATGCCAGATGACCTAAAGGCTGTATTTGATGGATTTATCAGCGAGTATAAAGCATTCTTCACATCTGAAGCCACTACGCCAGAATGGTTTACCAAGGAAGCATTCAAGGAACTCATTGAGTCAATGGATACATCGTCACCACGAGGAAAGGGAATTGGCGATACAACCTCATCACGACTCTCCCAAACACTTGGTCGACACAGCATGATGGATAGTGCACTTGTTGGCAAGAGAACAATTACATCTGCATATCGAACTGCTGGTCTCGGTTCGCCAAGTTCAGACCACATCATGGGAAGAGCTTATGACCTTACTGGTCAAAACCTTGGTGGGTACTCTAAGATGGTTCATGCTAATGGTGGCTTTGCAGAGTTCCACGGCGTGAATTCAAACAGACACCTACATGTTGTTCCGGGTCCTGGTATTGGTGACACTATGGTTCCTAAGAGGATGTCAAGCGGAAGCCAAGGTGGTGCAACTGCCAATACAACCAACAGTTATGTGATTAACGTCGAGGGCGGAACTGGTGCTTCAGCGGAAGCAATTGCGACCTTAACGATGAGGAAAATCAAACTGATGCAAGATAACGAAAGACAGAGGTCGTAATGCCTGCTTGGACAACGCTACGGGCGCCGAATGTCGGTGACCTTGTTGGAAAATTCTCCTACACCACCCCTGAGAAAATTTCAAAGTGGCACGAACGACATCCAGCATATATCGCACCATCAAATATGACGGTTCAACAAAAATGGGGACAGGGTCTTTCGCTACTTCTGGCGGTATCGCAAGGAGGGGTTCAGGCAAATTCAACTCAGTATAAAAAGAAAGTCGTACAAAAAAAATATGTGGCTGGTCAGAGTCAAGTTCTTGAAACAACTAGCTTCTGGTTGCCAGTGCTTTGGGAGTGTGACCCGATTTATTACGAGTCAACGAATACACCGTGGAACCTGCAGACACCGCGTGGTAGTTCAACTGGTGCATTATCAAATGCTCAAGTCAATGTTTTACATCTTCCTCTAGTCGCAACCCTTAACACAATTACCGACACCTATAGACTTGGTCAAATATCAAATGTCATATCAATCACTGCTGCTGGAGCGGCATTGAGACTTGGTTCTAGCGGAGCAAAGCCAGGTGTCCATGTTTCAACTTTTGGCGGATTTGACTACTACTGGTCTGATGACACTGCATACCCAGACATAATGGCTGGAACGGTTACCTCTACTGGTCCAGCAAAAGTATTAAGCGGAAATGGGGGAGCGAATCCGTATGGAAATACAGTATTCAATTACTACGGAAAGAGTTCAGAGGGTGCAAAGTTGTACCCTGGAAAAGACTTAGGTCAGTTGTATGAGTGGTCATCAATACAAGTAAATGGAAAGACGGTATATCCAGGAACAGCATTCATATCACCTGGTCAAGCTTCTGGTCAATACATCTATAGCGCCTATGCAATCAAAAATACTTCTGACCCTGAACAACCAGCAAAATTGTGCCCAATAATTGTTTTATCTACAGATTATACAACTATCCAAAACTGGAAAAATGCCTCCGCAACGGTTGCTGTTGCGCCAAACGTCGCAGCCGCCGTCGGCCCAACCCTAGACCTAAATCAGTACATGGATGCGGGTAAGACAACCTTTGCGACTGGAACGGTAAACGGCGTTCAGACGGTGCAGAGTTGGAACGGTACTGCAGGGGCACAGTTTGTTAATAAATATATTGTTTATCCACAGTATAAATTTAACAAAGTTGGTGGTGTATGGAACTCCGTGTATCTAGCTGCTGTTGATTCACAAGCTCGTTTCACTGCCGTTGGATTAGAAAGTACAGCAAGTTACCAGCCGGCAACGGGAAAGCACCTTGGCGCCTACAATACTCTTTCCGAAGCAAATCAGTGGAGAGATTATTACAACTCAATCATTAAAGCAAAAATTGTTGACACAATACATACGCTTAACGGTTTTGTATTTGTTTTAGGACAAAACTGGAATGATGGCTGGGGGGTGATTTTTAATGTTGAAGGATTAAGTGGCATCAGAAGCAAAGACAATCTTTCAAAGTTTTTTAATACTCCAAAAGTCCTTACTGGAGGTTCCGACGATGCGGTTGATTTGTCTCCAAACGAAGAAAGCGCAGGTGTTCCTAGCATAAGGGTAACGACCAAGCAGGCTGTTACGCAAATAACAAAAGACAATGTCAAGCGTCTTATCACTTCAATTATGGCTACTGAAAAGTTAACTTTTAAGCAAGCAAAAGAAAAATTCAAAGAAGAATTTATTAAAGCAAGAATAAAACTTCTTGTGTCACAAGGTATTCCAAGACCAACTGCAGTAGCACGCGCAAATGCTAGAGCCAACGTGCTGTTTGATAATGTTACAAGAAATTCAAATCCCGGTGGTGCTGGAACAAATGGGGGTGCTCCAGGAAAACCAACCACTATTAGAATCCCAATAACACGTGGTTTAATTGGGTATCAGCCACCACCAGCAGCCGAAGGAACCGCACCTCAATTAGTACAAAAATATCAATATGTAAAAGTTTCAGAAGGCGAAAATGGGGCCAAAACACAAACACTCGTACCCACCGAGCGAAGATTCATATTCCCTTTTGCCCCAAAAGATGTAGCATATTCGGGTCTAAGTTCTGTTTGGACTGAAATAAACAGGACTGGTAGGCATCCAATTGTTGACTGGTCTGGATTCCAACTACTAAAAGTATCTTTTACTTTTGAACTCGTTGACAGGACATCAAGTGATATTGCACAACCAAGAGACGGATTTGGATTTTACTTTTCAGTAGATGAAAAAATTAATCTTCTGAGACAGATGGCAACAGCCCCATATCCAGTCTCGTTCCTAAATATGGATACATTTTTTGATAAAGAGCTTAGATATCCGCTATACACACAAGGTCGGGGTGTTGAATTCGTAATAACCGACTTTGCGGTTCAGTCTGTACAACGGACACCGCCATCAAACGAAGGGCCGACTGTTGCATCTTTGCCTAATCAAATTTCTCGAGCGTCATGCACTATGACACTACAAGAATGCCCGATTGAGCAAGTCGATATAGTTGCTATCCCTCCAATTGAAATATGCCCAAAAAAGAAATGTCCACCAATTCCATGCAAAGAGCCATGCACTGAAATCCAAGGTAAATGGCTGACGATAGCAGAATTGCTACAAACATGATTTTTGAAGTAGACCCTTTAAACATACAGATTGGCAATCTCAGCAAGGGTGTCATGGAAAACATTCTTAGTTCAGTCCTTGACTGTCAGGTTAATTACAGTATGGATATGGTAACCGAGCTCAACATGAACATATTTGATACGGGATTCATGTTTGCTCAAAATAATTATTTCCAAGTGACTACCGATGTTCTGTATACGACGAAATCAATGGCTGAGTCAGAATTTAATGCAGATGGTGATTCATCGTTAAGATACATAACCCTCCCAATGGAGATTGCGGAAGTTTCTGTTTCGCAAAGCCAAGGGTATAACCCAATCTGGAATGTGAAATGCCGTACCAAGGCAATTCAGCAGATGAAAAGAGATAAAAATCCTAGTGCCACATCAAGCTCGAGTGGTACAGCTTTCGCAAGAGCCGCAGCATTGAAGTATGGCTTGAAGTTTGTTGGTGAAGAAACATCAAAAGCAGTCAAAATCAATAAAGCAAGCGGCACCGCCCAGGCTGATTCGCTATGGAACGTGCTACAAAATTTGGCAAGTTCTGCAAAATTTAAGATTTTTGAAGCAGATGGGACACTTTACTTCGCTTCAATGAAGTGGCTATTGACAAAATGGGGGACAACCGCCATTGCAGTACTAGAAGAAAAAAAGAATAACAAAACTGGTAAAAAGGAATTAAAACAAGTAGTCAGAAGGTTTATCCCATTGGTTCCGGGCAAGTTGGGAAAAGATTTTGAGTTACTCTCACTACCGGAAATGCGAAAATCAGACAACGACCCACTTGAAGCACAGGGAAGCGCAAGCATTACACGAACAAATGGCATTTCACTCAGACCTGGCATGACTGTTTTTCTAGACGGTATACCAATGTTTACTGGCTACTATCTGATTAGTTCCGTAGATTACGAGGAATTGTCACCAAACCCAGTATCGATTTCTTTCATGACCATAGAACGTGACCCAAAGGATATCGTGCAACTCCCTGTCGGGCCGATTTTCAAAGGAGAGATGGTTGGACCTGCAACGATTATTCCATTCATTGAGGAAAGACAATCAAGCATTACGGTTAGTCCTCCGTTCCCTCCGTATACAGTAGGTTGATATGGCTCACGAAAATCAAGCAGTCCCAGATTATATAAATTACAATAATGGGGCACAATTCCCATCTATTGGTGGTGGTCTGTATATTGGTCAAATAACTGCTGTTGGCTCAGATTTGAGGTGCTCGGTGGCGGTGGGCGATATGTCGTTGACCTTACATAAAATAAGGTTCCTAAATGCAACCAAATCCAATCCTCCCAAAAACCTAGAAGCCGTTGTGGTTGGTTTTCTAGGGCACACGATTGAGGAAGCCATAATTATTGGTAGACTTAATGTGTCAGCTGATATTTTTGCTACCAAAGTAACGGTGGCATCGCTTCAGGCGCAGGTGACATCTCTTGCTCAACGTGTTACCACCTTGGAGAACGCATAATGGATACAATCGCATTTCCTTTAAGATTTGATGCAACTGGCTTACAGAAACACGAAGATGGGTCAGATGCTTTCTATAGGCAACTTCTGAGCTTCACTGCATTGACGGAGCCTGGAACTCATCCATTAAAACCCCAGTTTGGCGTGTTTGACCCCTCGTACAGGAATATTGACCGTGGAAATTTTATTATCCAAGCAGCAAGATTTATCCCAGAGATAGCCGTAACCAACGTGGACACTGAGGTAACGAGTTCATCAAATTCAACATTCTTAAATGTTTCCTACAGAACGGTGTAATAATGGCTGCTGATTTTTCCCCATACGTGAATATGCGCATTTACGATAAGCAGCCTAGTGAGGTGTACCTCAATGCCGTTGAAATCGCTCAAATGAACATTCCGCAATTTCAATTGCGAGTTGGAACAATTGAAGACTCTATATTTCAGGCAATGGCATACATGACGGCGCTTTCTGTGGGTCATATTAATGCACTGCCCAACAGACTCATGGAGGGCGTTCTCGCAATGATGGGTGTGCAGAGAACCAACGGGAGCAATGCAACCGTTACCGTAAATGTTGAGTTGCTGACCTATAACGGAGCAACCATCCCGAGCGGTACAACATTTGTTCACGAAACATCAATTTTTGGTGAGGTGATAACAACATATTATCAAGTAGATGGAGCCGTGAATATTGAAGATGTAACACAAGACTTGGAAGACGAACCTGCCACGCCACTCCCAAGCGCAATTGTCAGATTGATGGCCATGGATACGGGAACCGTCCCAACCATCACCGATGGAGATTCCCTCACTATCCTCAACCTGAACACACAGGTAAACTCGGTTACCGCTCAGGATGATTTCATACAGGGCGAAGAGCCGGAAGATGATGGTGAGTACCTTGCTAGGGGTGTCACATTTCTTTCATCACTAAGTGAGGCACTCGTTGGTCCGAATCAAATAGAAAAATACATTGCATCAACATATCCAGAAGTCAAGAGAGTAAAGGTTTATGACCTTACAGATGGAGAACTAGATGATTCCGTAACTGCCGCAGAGGTTCCTGGCTATACGACAGCCTATGTCTACGGAAACAGCGCTTCTATAAATATTTTGCAGAAAGTTGCAATACAGCGAGATGTCGTTGACAAAACAATTGCTGGCTTGTCCATCAAAGTGCTTGGCTCAAGAATTGTTTATCCACAGGTAAATGCTTCCGTTGCAATCGAGAACTCAATGTCAATTGTTACTGCATCAACATCAATTGTCACTTCACTTAAAGACTATCTAAATCCACTTTATTTCCCCTACTCAGAAACGACAATCAGAAAGAATGGTGTAATTGGACTTTTGTCAAAATTGCCGTCTGTTTTATTTGTTTCTGGGCTTGAGTTGGCCTCAAACGACATGACCGTTGAAGCCGGAACTGGGAATCTTATATTTGAAAACAAAGGCGACCTTCCACTTTTGGAGGAAGCGAATTTAAATATCACATTCACTGTCGGCGGATTTTCGTGATTGACAACAACTATCTCTCTGACTTCACTGGGCTATATTCATCTGATGTCAATGGTAATAAATATTCACTTTCATCCTATGTTTCTGATTGGGAATTCTTAAACGTTTCTACGACAACACAACTTCAAACAACCGATTTGAGACATTCAAGTCGGTATGTTTTGGAGATAAAAAACTCAAACACAGAGTCATATGCTTTTCAGAGCCCAGTAATTGATATTCCAAATAGTGTTTTGGATAAGGAATTTGTATTCCATGCAATGATTCATTGTCCCTACCCAGCGAGCGTGGAAATATCTCTTTACAACGACGACAACCACCATGACTCCGTAACGCCTACAACAATTCAATTGTCTGCTGGAGAATGGACTGCTTGTTTTTCAAACATATTTGAATTTGATGACAAAAACGAACCAGTCGCTCATGCAAGGGTGAGAATCACCATATACAACCATGAAGGTCAAACGGTTAGATTCACCATGCCGCACTTGGTTTATGACAAACCGTTTTTAGATAATACATATTATACATACGGTAAAAAATTTTTTCCCGATGTTTACTACGAGATTGACGCGCAACAGGAAAACCCTTCTTTTCCATTAATGAAACTATGGCACAGTCTTACCTCTGTTGCCGAGGGTGCGATGAAGGACTACATAAAGATACTCCCAACAGAATACAGCGAACTATCTGTGGGTCTTAAGAGTCAAGTGGATTCTCCAGTTTTTAATCAGTTTCAGAGTTCATTAACAAATCCAAATGTCATGGATGAAAGTTACATGCCATGGGCATCAATGTTCATAGGAAATCTAATTAAAAACGGCATTCATGTTTCGTCACCATATGTCACATCCCCCCCATATCAGATTGGTGATACTGGCCCTGCTGGTGGAAAAATCTTTATCACACCAACTACGGCAGGTAACTCAACTGGGAAATATTTTGAAGCATCACCATTCCTCAATCCTGATTTAATTAGAATTTGGGCTACGAATGTTAACTCAAACCAGACAACACTAGTTTCTGGTGCTGACGGTACTGCAATTGGGACAGGTGCTCAAAACACGATAGACATCGTTGCACAGGCAGGAAACGTGGCTGCAACATCTGCCGCTGTCTATGCTTCTGATTACACATATGGCGGTTTTTCAGATTGGTTTTTGCCATCAAAAGATGAACTTACCGAGTTATACACAAACCGAGCATCCATCGGTGGTTTTTCGACTGGCACCTATTGGAGTTCTTCCGAGTACGCCAACGCCTCCGCGTGGTACCGGTATTTCCTCACCGGGTTTCAGAACACCATCTCCAAGAACTCCACGCTCTACGTGCGTCCAGTGCGTTCTTTTACTGCTGATGATTTAATCGTGTCTACTGGCACCTATCAAGAAGTATTTGCTGGTGATGTTGATTTTCGCCGCAAACAAATATCTACACGAATGTACGGAATGGGTGTTGGAACTCGTGCGGCTCTCAAAAATGCTGCACGAGCGGTTATTGGCCAAGAAGCAGCAATCCTTGTCAGCCCTCTGTGGCAGGGTGACGAATGGTCCATTATGGTGAGAACGCTGACAGCAAGTACCCCAGGTGTTTCTGGTTCTGGGCAAAGCAGTTCTGTCGTTTATTATGCCATGGAACCTGCAAAACCCGCTGGCTACACATTGCTGCACTCAACTGTTGACTCAATAACATTTTTTCTTGACGATAACGACTTCGGGGTATTTGACCAATCGGTGCTTGGCTAAAGAGGGAAGTTCACATCAAGTGCGCGTTTGATTCCTTCTTCTAGTGAAACTTTTGGAGCGTAGAACTCCAGCATTTTTGATGGGTCGCAAACCCTGTACTGAACACCCTCTGGCGCGCCAATGATTCGTTCAAACTCTGGGTTGTATCCAGAAATTTTTGATACCAATTCAGCTAGTTCATTGAATGAAAATGCAATACCAGTTCCTAGGTTTACTGGCCCTTGAATGTCGTTCTTTACTGCTGAAAGAGTTGCTTCAACAACATCGCTGATATGAATGAAGTCTCTTGTTTGATTTCCAGTTCCCCAAATCTTGAATGGGTTTTCTCGCCTGCCACCACGAGCAATGAAAGATGGGAACGGATAGTCGAGCGCTTGGTCTTCCCCGTATCCAGAGAATGGGCGAAACACATGAACTCTTAGACCTTCGTTTTCTGCATACTTTGCCAGCATTTCTCCGGTGAGTTTTGCCCATCCGTAAGTGAGGTCTGGAGACTGAATGTCATCAAGGTCAATGTCTGATTCCTTCAACTTATGTGTTGAGCCATGTCCTTGCAACTTAATTGGGTAGGCGGCCGATGAGGAGTAGTAAACAATTCGTGCTGGTCTTGTTCTGAGTGCCCATTGAAACATTTCTGCATCAATCGCAAGGTCAACAGCGACAGAAAGCGGTGCGCCTTCAATAGTTGCTCGACCACCAACAATGGCTGCAAGGTGGATAACTAGGTCAAAGTATGTATTGTCGGTCGCAAAGAAGTGACGTGCGTCTAAACCATTCTTGATGTCAACACCAACAATTTCATGTTCAGACAATGCATTTCTGAAGTGTGTTCCAACAAATCCAGCATCACCAGTAATAAGGATTTTCATGCATTTAAAGATTCACATAGTGCTACTTGGAAATTACCGGGCGTTTCGTGGCTGATAACTTTCCACCCGTTTGATTCAAGCATGTGGGCGTATCCCTCTACGTCCCATGCCCAAGCATGATACTCGTAGTGGTTGTCAACGCTTTCTGTCCACGGAGAACTAGCAATTAGGTACTTGCTTTTTTTACTAACCATATCGACGAACTGATGCGGTCCTGCTAGATGTTCAATCATTTCTGTGGCAATAGCAATGTCTGCCCAGTCAATTAAGTCAAATACGTTTCCGAGACGAACGTCCTGATTTCGATTTACTGCCCCAGCAACATTTGATGGCTGCAAATCATAACCCCATTTTTGAGATTTGGGAATTTCTGTTAGTAGCGACAGAAGGCCGCCGTCACCAGAACCTAGGTCAACAACCGTCAACTCTGACGACCATACAGACATGGCTAATCGTGCTGCGGTATCTAGTCTTGGTCGATGCATTTCTTGGTCAACATGTGGTGCAATCTCACGGTCCAAATACCATTCGGCAGTGCAATACTCAGGAATAGTTCCTAGCGGGAAAAATCTATCTTCTCTCATTTTAAGGTTCTCAGTTTCTGTAGGTCATCTTGTAGTTGGTTGGCAACATAATTATTAAATGTTGTTTCATCAGCATTTGACACTTTTACATCATTTGCTTCAGTATAAGTTTCGTCGTATTCTGCTTTTCCAAAATAAGGATGTATGTGTTCAATAATGACATCATCTAGGTAGTGTGCGCTTTCTATCCCTCTACCTATCGCCAACCAGAAGTTATCTAGGAATAGATGTATGCCTCCAGGCATCACAAAGTAGCCGAGAGTGGTAACAATATTTGACGTCATAACCACCGCAGTTGGCAGGTTTTCGCCATGGTAAAGGTCATTGCCCCATGTAACACCAACCCCAACACTTTCAAGCGTATTGAGGAATCGGTCATCCCACCCGTTGGTTCGTGGAAGGTGGTCATCTCCCATGAAGCCAATAGTAAAACACTTTGTTGCCTCAATTGGAGCCACAGCATTGAGGGTGCCGCCAATTCGCAGACGCGGACCTACCTGAATGTCAATGTTGGGGATAGCAAGGTACTCGTCAAGTTTGGGGTCGTCATCGTCAACGAGTACGAGTAGACGAGTATCGCGTGTAGTTGTAGTACTCCATGCGTCCATCAGACGAATTATGTTTTCAGGTCGTCCACGGGAAGGGACGAGTATGGTCATTTCAAACATTTCTTTCCTTCGCTCTAATGGCTCTATTGCCACTGCTTGTTCCAGTGGTTCCACTTCTACCACTTGTTCAAGTGGTTCTACCACTATCGCTTGTTCCAATGGGTCAACTAGTGGAAAGTGGATTTCTTTCATACCCATGATGACAGAGTTTTTTTCTGCTTGAGATGACTCTTGCAATGTTACTGATGAGCGGAATTTGTCTATCCAGTGAACATCAAAATATGGGTGAATTTTCAACATGCAGTAACTAATGTCAATACTGTAAATTAGTTCACTTGCGATTGATGGCGTAAGGTACTTGTGACCCTGTGTGAATCCTGCGCTACCTGCTCTCTCGCTAATATGAGCATGCTCATAGCCGTACAGGTGGGGAGCATCACTCACGAATCCACCCAAGGCATCTAGACACTTTCTATTAAAGTAGAGCATTACGCCAAAACAGTTAGAAAATGCAACCATCTTCATTCCATTGGCGTCAATCTCCACAATCGGTCTAACAACCGCCCTGAATGCTGGATTCAATTCTAGTTCGGCATCACTAGTGACGTTAAACATCGAATGTCCAATATCGTTTGCCTCATTTATTTTTATCCATGTTTCGGCCCAGTTATGACGCTGAGGCCAAGCATCATCATCAAACAGGAATACATGTTCGCAATCACGTAATTCCCATAGACACGCATTTTTTGCTTTTGCTATACCAAGGCGTGAATTGCTAAATTTATATATAACGTTAATCCCAAATGATTCAGCAACAATTTTATTGACTTGTCGTAATTCGCTATTGTCATCTATTACAACAATCTTGTCGCCGTAACCGAATTCTTTGAAGTGTCCAAGACACGCCGCTAGACACTCCGGCCTATTTCTTGTTGTTATCCCAATTCCTATCATATATATCTACAATTTTTCTCGTATTTCGGTCATTACTGCTTCCCAGTCGTCGGCTCTGGCATCCATCGAGAAGTTCTTTAGCATCTCGTAGTTATGCCCAATCTCGTCACGTCTTGTCTGAGCATCCCTTAGTTGGTCAAGGTGATAAATCCACTCTTCTTGATTGTTTGCAATTCTCCCAATTCCATTGTCCGCCAAGTATTGGTACTCTGGAGAATACGATGCAACGAAAGGAACTCCAGCAGCCGCATATTCAAGACCTTTGATAAAGGATTTTGCATGATTGAAAGGAATGTTGGTTAGGGGAACAATTCCAATATCAATCTCCTTAAACAACTTTGGGTATATATTAATTGGCACGAGTGGTTGAGTGCGAGAAATATTTTGGTGGATTCCCATTTGGTCACATGCCCTTGGTGCCCCATTTTCGGTATGCCCTGAGTGGTGAAAATACATCTTCCTACTCAGTAGATATTCCCCAATCCATGGAGAGAGAGTTTCAAGGTCGCCGGAACGCCATGGCGTTGCCCCAACCCAACCAAGTCTCAACCTGTGATTCATCCGTGGGATTCTTTTTTCCCATCTCTCGGTGTCAATTCCATTTCGCACTAGGTAGACATTGTCTCTTTTTGCTTTATAGAAATCATAAAGAAAAGGACTTGATGTAATTACTGCAGTTGCATTTTGAATAATTTCTGCATATATTTCACGGTTTTCATCAGGGTTGACTTTGGGGTCAGTTGCTTCATATGCCCTGTTTGTTGGGGATAAACCCTCAAACCAGTCATCAACATCGACAACAATCTTCTGACCCATCTCTAGTGCTTTTGGTAGGTACTCAAGAATTTCCCTTTTCATCAGTAGCTTGAAAACGATGATGTCCCAACCATGCAGTGCCCGACCGTTATCAATAACCATCCCAAACCCACTCTGGGGATTGAATCCGGGAAGACCAAGTGCTGTCACCCAGCCTCTTTTTGCAAGTTGGTCGGCTGGTAGTTTGCATCGGTACCAAGCACAGCCATTGGGCTGCAACGGTTCGGTTCCCCACGCCCAGTCGCCAGTTAGGTAGCCAAGTGTTGGTTTCTGTTTTTTTCTCATAGAGTCCTCAAATGTTAGCACTATGGTAAAATATTCATAGCCAATCAAGGAGGCAAAATGACTACCAACTTCTTAAAAGATACAGTTGAACGTGCTGCCAGAACATTTATCCAAGCCTATTTGGGTGCATGGGTCGCCATGGGTGCGAATCCAGACGCTCTCGCCGATATGGACAATTTCAAGATTGCTGCTTCAGCAGTTGCCCTGTCAATTGCAATGGCAATGGGTCTTAAGAAAGTCGGTCCAAATAAAGGCTCTGCTTCGGTCGTTTGATTTAAAACCTGCTTATTTAGACGCTATTCCTAATCTACAATCTTTTAGGCACTTGATTGGGAGAGGCTGTTCATGATTGCTGGCACGTACAACTTAACCTGCGAACAGGGAACCACCTTTTCTCGGCTCATTGAGATTGAGCAGCCAGACCTTGTCAACGACCCAACCGGTAGCACCTATATTGACTACAACCTGTCTGGATATACAGCCAGAATGCAGGTTCGCAGGACGGTAGACAACCCAAACTACTTGGTCTATTTGACCTCAGAAAATGGTGGATTAACCGTAATACCTGGAATTTACGAGAACCAGATTGAGATGTTCATGAGCGCGAGCGTCACCGCGTCTATCAGTCAAAGCGGTGTCTATGACTTAGAAATCATTGATGCTGTGGGATTTGTGTCTCGCGTTCTGAAGGGGACTTTTACCCTCATCCCAGAGGTGACTAGATGAGCAATGTTCCAAATATTGTAAACATTCACGAGGACACACCGAATCAGGTAATAGTCAACCAAGATGCACCAAATCAAGTCGTAATCAGACTTGGTGGTGGAACTGGGGCACTAACCCCAACAACAAGACATGTCCACTCGCAGGGGCAGGCATCGACGACATGGACGATTACGCACCAACTTGGAGGCAGACCATCAGTAACTATAGTTGATTCTGCTGATACGCATGTCTTTGGTGAAGTACAATATTTAAGCAACTCACAGGTACAGGTGACTTTTTCGGCAGCGTTTTCGGGCAAAGCCTATCTCACGTAAGGATTCTTAATGGCACAAAAATTTCTCACAAATCTAGACCTCAATCAGAATCAACTTCTTAATGCCACCTTTGAGAAGTTGGCCACCGACCCAGCGTCCGGCAACTTTGAAGGTCGTCTCATCTACAACACTGCGACCGACACCATCAAGGTGTACACGGGTTCTGCGTTTGTTTCAATCCCCCACACCTTTGTCTCTGGTGGTGGTGCTGGTATCGCTGAGGCCCTTACAGTTTCTGAATCAAACGGCACAATCACTCTTACCCTCGCTGTTGCTGATACCGATAGTGCTGGTCTATTGCCAGCCGCAATGTGGCAGATGCTCACAGATGCAACCTCGGATGCGACTGCAAGCAAACTTGTCAAGCGAGATGGCTCAGGAAACGCAAAGGTTGCAACCCCAACAGATGCCGCACACATTGCCACAAAGGGCTATGTAGATGCCGCCCGTCAAGGTCTTGATGTCAAGCAATCCGTAAGGGTTGCAACTACCGCCGCAATTAACCTTTCAACAGACCTTGAGGCTGGCGATGTAATTGATGGTGTAACACTTGTTGCTGGTGACCGTGTTCTCGTGAAAGAGCAGGGTACTGCTACGGAGAACGGTATCTACGTTGCTGTTACTTCTGGTGCTGCTTCTCGTTCATCGGATGCAAACGGCACTGCTGATACTGGAGAACTAAAGCCAGGAACATTCACCTTTGTCGAAGAAGGTACTACCAACTCCGATAAGGGTTTTGTTGTATCAACAAACGGAACTATCACTGTTGGCTCATCGGCAATTGCTTGGACACAGTTCTCTGGCGCTGGTTCATTCACTGCTGGCGATGGTATTTCCCAGAGTGGAAACACAATCAATGTCAACGTAGTTGCTGGTAGAACCGAAATCACTGGAGATGCAGTAGATATCGCATCAACCTATGTTGGTCAGAGCACAATCACGACACTTGGCACAATTACGACTGGTACATGGGACGCTACAACGGTAGCGGTAACTGCTGGTGGTACTGGTGGTGAAACCGCTGCGGATGCTCGCACAAACCTTGGTATCAAGACGACTGCTGGTACGGCCACAACAAACACATCAGTGCTTGCCCGTGTTGCCAGTCAGAGCTGTGCAGCGAGTTCGTCTGGAACTTCGACAACCACTGTAACCCATTTATTCAACACACTTGATGTAATCGTACAGATTATTGAAGTCTCTAGCGGAGCAACAGTCATTGGTGATGTCATCCGTGGAACAGCCGACAGTGTTTCGGTCACTCTGTACGGCGCAATCAGTGCAGGTGATTACAGAATCGTCGTAACGGGCTAAATTTTAAAATAGATTAGCCTTGAGGGGCTACTCGAACTAACAGAAACGATTGAGGTCGTGGCTCAAAAATTCATAGTTCCCATTACCGTTCGCCAACTTGCTTCTGCTGGCTCTGATGCGTTTACCATCTATGTAGACCAAGACACCTACTCAAGAATCCAAATACAAGCTGGTGGTCGTATTGTTTGGGGCTCTGGTGAAGCCGTTGCTGACACAAACCTTTACAGGGATGATGCGAATGTCCTAAAGACAGACGACACCTTTAAATCTGCTGGGCTTTTTGTCGCTGGCGTACAGATTGACACCGCTGGTGCAGCCATTGGTGATGCACTTGTATTTAATGGAACGAAGTTTGTATCAGCTTCGGTTTCCAATGCATCATTAATCGTTTCAGACACAGCCCCAGCGGGTGCAGAACAAGGCGACCTTTGGTTTGAGTCTGACACAAGTCAAACATTTGTTTATTACAACTCCAACTGGGTTCCGGTCGGCATCACAAGCGTTAACTCGCTGGATGAAATTGGTGATGTTTCACTATCCTCTCCTACTGCTGGTCAGATATTGGTTTATAATGGCTCAGCATGGGTTAATCAGGACAACAGTGTTGCCTTGCTTGACATTGACGGCGGAACATCTTTTGATGAGATTTACGAAGCCGAACTTACCAACATGATTGAGGCAGTATATGATGGAGGAACTCTGTAATGAGCGTTAAGATTCAATTAAAGCGTTCTACCGCTGCTGCATGGACTGCTGCCAACCCAACCCTTTTCTCTGGCGAAATCGGCTACGAAACCGATACTGCTAAATTCAAGATAGGCAATGGTTCAACAGCTTGGACAAGTTTGTCTTATGCAAATGCGAACCTTTCTGCTGCTTCGCTTGATGCTCTCTCAGATGTAACCATTACAAGTGCCGCGAACGGCGACTTCCTTCGATGGAATGGAACTGCATGGATTAACGATGCAGTCAACCTATCAACCGACACGGTTGGTTCATACGTTGAATCACTAGTTGCTGGTACCGGCGTAACCGTAACCAACAACTCTGGAGAAGGCGCAGCGCCAACCATTGCCATTGGACAAGATGTTGCTTCTTCTGCAAGCCCAACATTTGCCAGCCTAAACCTAAATGGAAACATTGTTTTTGAAGGCGCAACTGCAAATGAGTTTGAGACAACTCTTTCTGTAACCGACCCAACGGCGGATAGAACTATCACCATTCCTGATGCAACGACAACCCTTGTCGGTACAGATACGACTCAAACCCTGACCAATAAAACGTTGACATCTCCCAAAATCAACGAGGATGTTGTCCTTGCGGCAACTGCTACCGAGTTAAACATTCTTGATGGTGCAACTCTTTCCACAACGGAACTTAACTATGTTGACGGAGTAACCTCTGCTATTCAGACACAGTTAGATTCCAAACAACCAACCTTCACTGGTTACGACTATGAAATCCAAGTCAGTCAAGTGGATGGAAACGACACTACTGGTAATGGTGATTTGCTAACCCCTGTTGCTTCTATTACTAAAGCACTTACTTTAATCACTGGACAACGTAGAACAATTGTTATCCACCCAGGGACATACACGGAAAGCCCGTCAATAACCACTCAATATACGGTTTTAACTACATACGAACCACTGGGCGGTAACACCGCCATTTCTGGAACAGTTAGCACATCTGTTGGCTGCACTATTGCGGGTTTAACAATGACAAACCTTACAATAACTGCTGGAACTGGTGTTGGAGTTCCAAACATTGTTAACAGTAATATAACTGGAACTTTAACTAAAAGCGGAAATGCCACATTTACTGACATTCATAATTGTGATATTGGAACTGCTGCTAACATAACTGGCTCTGGGATTGTAACTATTAATGATGGTAACCCCAACTTTGTAACAGTTAATAACGCTAGTGCAAATGTAATTATCAAGGGCGCTATGTCTTGTATAGCCCCAACGTTAACTGCTGGAACTTTAAATATTACAGATTCAATAGTTATTTCTGCTGTAACCAACGCCGTTACGTCTTCTGCATCAAGCGTTATCACTTTAGCCAACAGTCAATTTTTAACATCAAACCTAAGCGGCGTTGCTCCAGTTGTGCTAAACGGTTTTTATTCAATCCTCAACTGTGTTTACGACAAACCTTCCTCAACCTTGGTTGCTACATCAGCAACTGGTGGTTCCACTAACTCCATTGACTACTTCCAGTACATAAACGCTGACAAGTTCATTACCCAAGGTGGAACTTCTACTCAAGTTGTAAAGGGTGATGGCTCACTTGATTCAGTCGCCCTTGGAACCGAAACAACTGGTAATTACATGTCTGACCTCACGCAGGGCACTGGTGTAACAATTACACACACGCCAGGCGAAGGTTCAAATGCAACCATCGCAATCGGTCAAGCAGTTGGAACTGGTAGCAACGTAACATTCAACGACCTCACGGTCAGCGGAAACTTAACTGTTTCTGGAACAACGACGACAATTAATAGCACTGCTGTCAATGTTAAAAATCAGGTTGTTTTTGAAGGCGCAACTGATGACAACTTTGAGACGACACTTACAGTTACTGACCCAACCGCCGACAGGGCTATCTATCTTCCTGATGCATCAACAACCCTTGTTGGTACCGACACAACTCAGACACTTTCAAATAAAACACTTTCGTCACCCGCATTCACGGGCAGCACAACCGGTCTTGCAAAGACAGATGTTGGTCTTGGTAATGTTGACAACACTGCCGATA